ACTTCGACGCCCAAGCATTCGCGTAGGCAGAAGGATACACATCGAATTTAGCGCGAGCCGCAGCCTTCGCACGACCCCACAACGCCGAGTTCTGAGGCTTCGCTGCCATGTCAGCAGTCCCACTTACGAAGCGATTTATTGATCCGGCTGTCGGGATCCCGAGCCGTATCAGACCCCGTCAGCTTCGACTTCATGCCCTTCATGCGGGCACAGAAGGAGCGACGACGGGCAGCGGAGATGTCGGACTTCGCAGCCTGCTCCTTGGAGACGGGCGGCTTGATGTCACGGCCTTCCGCTTTCAGGGACGCACGCCCCTTGGCATTGAGCCCACCTTCCGGGTTCTTGCCTTCCTTGCGAGTCCACGCGCCGGCCATTTTGCTCTCCATCGCAAAGACGGGGGCGCAATGGCCCCCGCTTCAAGTTTAACTGAGCAAGGGAGGAGAAGCTCAGTAGTGGTCAGCCTTGCCGCGCGGATCGCCCGCACGAGCAGAGGAAAACACGCCGCCACCCGACTTGCGGGGCTTGCGGCCGGCATGAGCCATCGACATGACGCCTTCGGCCTTCATGTCCTTCTTCATGCCCTTCTTGGCGACCTTGCCGCCCTTCTTGAACATTTCCTTCGTGTTGCGGGATTCCGCAGCCACGTTGGAGTCACCGCCGGCGTAAGCCTTGAGGTGCATGACGCTAGTGTTGGGAGCCTTGCCCTTCATGGTCTCTCTCCGTTACGCCGTCAGGTCCGAAGCCTGAAGATAGGTGACAGTGATGATGCCCACGCCGGTGCCGGTGTTCGTGGACTTCGTGTAGATCTGCACGTCGGTGGTGCCGACATCCTTCCAGTTGCCGACGCGGGTAGCGTCGTCGCCGGGGATGATGTCCTTGATGCCGAGCGTGGTGGAAAGGTCGTTGTCAGCCGCGACGGCAAGCTGCGTAGCGGTCGTGTTGGTGCCGACGTTGATCGTCTGCGCCGCGCCGCTCCAAGCCGTCGTCTTCAGGACCGCGATCGTAAGAATCTGCGAACCCTTCGGAATGACGATGTCCGTCTTGTACACGCCCGCCGAAGCGACGTTCGTGGCCTGATTCACGACCGCAGACTGCGCCATGACGACGAAGCCGACGTTCTTGATCGAACCCACAGTCGTCCCGGTCGTGTTCAGGACATCACCCGCCTTGATCGGGCCGGTAAATGTAGTCGTACCCATGAGGGCCTCCTGCACGATATGTCCGTACTGTCTGTGCAGCGTCAGCCGGGGCTGTCAGTACGAACGGGTTTCCCCGGAATGAAAAGGGGGCAAGTATTACCCTGCCCCCTCTTAGTCATTAGGTCGGGAACGAACCGAAGATCGAACGCCAGTTGTAGTAACCGAACGAATACCGCTCGTAACCCTTCACGAGGAGGTTATCCGTCACGAAGTCGACCTGCATATCGCTTTCGAACTTGATGCGCTCCATGTAGGAGAGACCATCGATGTTCGTGAGCAGGAACCACGCAGAAGCCGAGGTCAGGTAGTCGTTGACCATGTAACCTTCCGGCAGACCGCCGGCGGTCATCATAATCGCATTGACGTCGTTGTCCGCAGTGCCCGGACGCAGTTCCGTCTTCGTCAGACGGATGGCGGTCGGTTCAAGCTGCGGCGGAACGACGAGACGACGGCCACGAGCGAAGATCTTCAGGCCCGCCTGATCCTTGAAGTTGGTACGGATGCTGATCATCGCGTTCAACAGAGTGGCCTCATTGAGGTCCACGTCCGTCGTCGGACGGTTCGCAACCGTGCCACCGTCGATCGGGTGGGACGTAGAGATCAGCGCAACACCGTCGCCGCCGACGTTCGCATTGTACGTCGTGGCCGTGTTGAGCACGTTCGCGCCGTAGATTTCCTTGGTCTGAGCGAAGGACTCGATCAGGCCGAGGTTCGACGGCATGAACTGCGTCTTGTAAAGGTTGTCGTCGACAGCCTTACGAGTGATCGCATAGCCGAGAGCGATTTCAGTGTGCTCTTGGTTGTAGACGTAACGCTCACCGGCGCTGTTGTCGAACGCAGTCTGACCACCTTCGGTCTTGAGCTGCGCGAGGCCGAGGTACCGCATTTCGGCGGTACGTTCGAGAGCCATCTTCGACTCGTGCTTGGTGAAGATCTTGTCGTATTGGCTCGGGATCTGCTCGTACTTGCCTTCAATGCCGCGAAGGCCCGGAAGCAGCAGATCCTTAATGGCAGAAAGATTGACAGCCATGGTTCCCTACTCCCGTTAGATGCCGGTCAACTGCTTGGTCGAGACGTTGTTGAACGCCACGATCACGTAGTTGTAACCCGAGGTGATGTCGGTGCCGTTAGCCCCCGGAGGAGACTGAACAAGGCCGACGACGCGGAACGGCAGAGTGTTGGTCGTGTCGAGCGTAGCGCGATCCACCGTCGCACCGGAAATGCCCGAGGCGGTGTTACCCGTGCCCATGGCGAAACCGATGTTGGCGTTGACGCCGTCCTGACCGATGGCCGTCGCGCTGTTGTTCTGAACGACGAACTTGGCGTTCGGATCATTCACGATGTAAGCGGTGACGGTCTGATTCGACGCAACGTCCGAACCGGGCCAGTAGTTGGACCACACGATACGCTTCTGCGAGACCGACAGATACTGACAGCCGACGAAGATGCCGGCGACCTGAACGCTGTTGCTCGAAGCGCGAACGACCTGACCATTGGCATCCGGGGCAACCGGATCGCCGAAGAACGTCGCAGTGGCATTGTAGGCCATCTGCACTTCGACCTGCTCATAGGTCGGGGCAGAGCCGTTGCCGCTGTACTGACGGAAACCGAAAGGCGCATTGGTATTCGCCATGACGGTGCCTCCTTTTCAGGAAGGTCCATCATGCCACGCCGGGGGCACTAAGAACCGGGGATAGTCGAAGCCTCCACGCCGGGGGAGACGGTCCTCAGAAGGACTTAGTGGCGCAATTTACATCTGATCGTCGAAAAAGAAAAGGGCCACCCCGAAGAGTGACCCCTTTCCGCCAAACCGCATGAGATAAGCAGGAGGCTATCCTGCCCTGCGATTATATCACTCTTCAGGAATAGGCATAGCCTCAAAGGACTTGCTGATCTTCGGGCGAACCTGAGCATGATCGCGACCGAACTGACCATCCGGCGCACCGGAAAGCTGCTGCTCCTTGGCCCGAACCTGATCCTTCGCACGCTTCTGCTCAATGCGGCGAGCCTCTTCGACCACCTCGGTCGGGCGCTCCATGAGGATCATGCCCTTCCGCTCGATCGTGTTGTGCGGCCAATTGGACGGCATCATCGCCGCGTGGTCGCGATCGCGATTGAGCGGGACAGGTTCCCACCCCATGCGGAGAAGCTGCACGGTGTAAGTCGGGTCTTCCGCACCGAGAAGCAGCTTGCGCTTCCATTCATACGACCAACCCTCGGGAATCATGTTCGGGTCGACGTAGAACTCGTCCGTACCCTCTTCGATCCCGCCGAGATGGCCGCGAATTTCGGCTGCACGGCGTTTAGCGCGTTCCGCAGAGCTTTCCTCACGCACCGGGGCACGCAATTCAGCACGGGGGACCGAAACCGGAGCCGATTCAGTCGAGGTTTCGGAGTTTTCCATCTGCATCTCCAAGCGGGGCCGACGACCCCTGCGTCCGTCAATCTTTTCCATGTTCATTTCCTCAGTTCGGCAGCTTGCCTTCGCGCTGAAGCGCAAGCTTGTTCTTCGCGTACTCTTGATCCGTCATTCCGAGCATCTTCGCCGCCTCTGCCTCGGCGCGAGACAGCCTGACCACGTTGTTTCGGGGCGATGTGCCGCGATTGACGGGGGCAGCAGCAGGCGGTGCCGACCTCTGCACGGGTTTCGACGCAGAAGACATGACGCTTTCCTCTTCAACGGCCCGGCTGATGCCCAACCGCTGCTCGATGTAGCGGAAATACTCCGCCGTATCGGGCTGAATGCCATCGTCGACAGCGTCATCATGCGCTCGGAACATCTTTTTGATGGACCGCTCGTCCCGCAGGTTGTCGCGGTTGGACCGCAGCCAGTCAGCGGAGGCAGGAGTGACCGCATTGATGATCTGATCGATCGCATCACCACGCGGCGCAGGCGGCATAGGCTCTACAGGCATGCGCGGAGGCGCATTCTTCATCTCCTGAAGGCCGTTTTCGAGGTGAACGAGCTTCGCGGCGTTGTGCGAGATTTCAGATTGAATCTGCGCAGCCCGCTCGTAGTCGTTCGTGTTCATTGCCTCGGCATACTGCGAGGTGAGGATGCCGTTATGCGTCTTCACCTGCTGAATTGCGCTGTGGACAAGCTGCGTATTGGTGTCGTTGACCTCCGAATACGCCTTCGTAGCCTGTT